AATGAACTTAAAGCTAACCCCAAAAGTGGAGTAGCAAAGAGGTTGAGAGAGTATAGCAAAACCCTTGCATCTTTTGACAACATACCCCGACCCAAAATAAAACCCGCTCCCCCAGCGCAGCAAACACAGACAAACAATATTAGAGTTTCGCCAGAAAGCGTTAATAGAAGCTTTATGGCAGAAAGTCCCGATCAAGACTCAAGATTGCGGACACCCCCTGCAGCCACCCGCTAACTAGCGGCCCTGCTAGACTAACCCAACTGCGGCTACCCCTCAGAGGCCCCGCAAGGAGGAAAAATGAAAACCCAAGAACAGGAAAATCTAGGCCCCTATCGTGGCAAGTACCGCTCTGACTTACAGGACGATGCACAAAACGAACAGGCTACCCTAGAAGATAGTGAAATTGAAAGCGAGGTTGTTGATGATGAAACCATTTCCGTCTCTACAGAGGTAAAGACGGAGGAGCATGACTACAAAAAACGCTATGATGATCTCAAGAAGCACTACGACTCCAAACTCTACGAGTGGAAGGAGGAGCGTGAAGAGCTTCTACAAAAGCCGCAGCCTATGCAGGAATACCCTGAAGAGAATGCGGACATTGAAAACTTTAAAGAGAACTATCCTGACGTTTATAATGTAGTTGAGGCTATGACTACTAAAAATTCTGCAAAAGAAGTTCAAGAACTTAAACAAGAGATAGAACGTCTTTCACAGAAAGAAGAGCAGTTACAAGCTAAAAGTGCTTACCAAGCGTTGTTAGCCCTGCATCCAGACTTCTCTGATATCAAGAAGTCAGACCAGTTTAAAGAATGGTTAGGAAAGCAGCCACCCAACATTGCTGATGGAATCACCAAAAACAACAACGATGTTCAGTACGCTTCTCGCGTTCTAGATTTGTACAAAGCCGATACAGGCAGTGCAAAAAAAACTAGAGGTCGTCCCTCTAAGAAACAGTTAGAAGCCGCAGCAGAGGCTGTTACTCGGACTAGTCCGGTTAATGTCTCTACAGATAGCGGTGCTAACAAGAAAGTGTGGACAACCTCAGAGATACGTAAACTCAAACCGCATGACTTTGACAGGCTTGAAGCAGAGCTAGATCAGGCGAATGCGGAGGGTCGTATCGTTAATGGCTAAACTTATATAGAAAGGTTAAGGAAATGGCTGTTGGTGTATCCTCCGGTTACGGTAATCTTCCGTCCGGTAATTTCCAAGCCGAAATCTATAGCCAGAAGGTTCTCAAGTTTTTCCGCCGTGCGTCAGTTGTAGAAGATATTACTAATACTGACTATGCGGGGGAGATTGAGAATTTCGGTGACACGGTTCGCATTATGAAAGAACCCACTGTCTCGATTTCAGCGTATACCCGTGGTGCTGTGGTTACTCCGCAGGACTTGGCAGACGATGAAATTCAATTGACTGTAGATCAGGCTCAAGCGTTTGCGTTCAAGGTAGATGATATCGAAGAGCGTCAATCGCACGTTAACTTTGAGGCGCTTGCTACCTCTTCAGGTGCATTCTCTCTCAAACGTAACTACGACAAAAATGTACTTCAGGCTATGATTGATGGTGCAGGTATCAAAGGCGCTTCTGGCTCCGTTGAAACTGACTCCAATCTTGGTACTTCAGGTACTCCTCATACGATGGCTGGCAGCGATGCTGGTGATGAGGCTGTGCATATCATCGCTCTCATGGCGCGTCATCTTGATCAAGCTGATGTTCCAGAAGAGAACCGTTGGTTTGTAGCGCCCCCGCGTTTCTATGAAACTCTCTACAAAGCGGGTGCTAAAATTGCGGAAGTTCAAGTAACTGGTGACGATCAGTCCCCCATGCGTAATGGGTTGCTGACGGCTCAAAAGGTTATGGGCTTCTCGCTGTATAAATCCAATGCCCTTCGTCAGTCTGCTGATGCGACTACGACGACGGACATGGTATCACTCAGTGGCGTTGCTACCGGAGAGAACATTGTTCTTGCCGGTCACATGTCGTCAACGGCCACTGCTAACTCCATTGCTAAGACTGAAGTTATTCGCGATCCTGATTCATTTGCTGATGTGGTTCGTGGTCTGCACGTATATGGCCGTAAGGTCATTCGTCCAGAAGGCTTGGTCCTTGGCATTGTTGATTACGCATAAGGGAGGTATGAATTATGGCTACTATTGATCGTACTATTTCCGGCGGTGGAACCGTTGGTCATCCTTCGCGGATGCCTTCCCCTTACGTGGTCACTTCGCAGGTCCACGATACTGCCGATGGTGGTACTGGAGGAGACGTTGTACAACTTGTAGACGTTCCTGCAGATACCATGATTGTTGCTGGTGCGCTTGAAGTTCTTGAAGCGCGTGGTAATGGTCAGGTTACTCTGGATATTGGCTTTACTGGTGGTGATGTAGACTGTTTTCTTGACGGTTCTCCGCTTGCCGCTGGCTTCTCGCCTTTCCTTGAAGCCGCTATTGGGGCTTCCGGGTCCAACTGCCGTATCCTAACAAGTGCTGACACGATTGACGCCCTCATCCTTGATGGTGGCTCAACGGGTGAAAGTGCTTGCCGTTTTCGCGTTCACGTTTGCATGGTTGACATTTCGCGCAACCCGCTTACGGAAGCGGCTACGGTGTCGTCTGGTACGTAATTGTACCAAAGGTTTCTGTGGGGTTCCTTTTAAAAACCCCACCCTTCAAATTGTTTTGATATTGAATTGACGGAGGTACATATGTTTATCAAACTACTAACCGAAGATGAAGTAAATTTTTGTCTGGACAAGATTGACCAGAACACATTTAAGAACGGGGAAGATACTGCCCCCGATCTAGAAGACCTGAAGAGCAATAAAGAATCTAAAGGTATTCCAGACGAGGTAAGGAAGCTAATTACCGACAAGCTATATGATACACATTATATTGACAGCGTGTATTGTCCTACCAGAGTATCAGTAAATTTTTATAATAAATACATGGAGGGAGACTACTACGACCTGCATGTAGATGCTTTTAAGGCCCGACCAAAATCAAACAATGTATTTTTTGACTACGGTTGGAGCATAAATTTATCAGACGATTACGAGGGCGGGGAGTTTACATTAGCAACTCCTGTAGGCCAGATAGGTAAGAAACTAAACGCTGGAGAAGCGGTAATCTTCCCTATCATTTACCCCCACGGCGTAGAAAAAGTTACTAAAGGATTTAGGCAAAATATAATTGGGTGGATGTCTTCTAACGTATCTTACGAACAGTCTTTTATTTTACAAAACATGTACGAAGTAAATACTTACCTTATGAAGGCTCAAAAGGACATGTTTACAAAATCAACACTGGTTCAGACGTATTTAAAGAAGGCTTGGGGCATGTAATGTGAAATGTATCTTAACAGTATTGGCTTTTTTAGTTTTTTCAACAGCTAGCTATGCACAGACATCTTCTACTATATGTCTTCCTATTGGTACTTTTGCACCGCAAGCAGAACGACATGGAGAATATCCTGCCTTTATGTTTAAAGATATTGTATACGGAATACTGTTCACAATGTACATAAATCCTAAAACTAGATCATATACACTAACAGGCGTCTCCGATGCAAACCCAGAAGTTGAATGCCTGTCGTCTGTTGGTCTTGATTTTAACCCTGTAGTAAATAAACCAAAAGGAACAGAATCTTGACATCGACACTATCAAGAGCGGTACGACTAAGAAACGCTGCAGTTGCACTTGACGGCACAAGTCAGACAACTGTGTACACCGTTCCTGCTGGTCACGATGCTGTTCTAAAGAACATAATTATCTGTGAGACTTCGGGCAATGCTACGCCTGTAACCCTAGAGCTTACAGATGCAAGTGCTAGTGCTACCTATAAACTACTTGGTAGCAAGAGCGTAGCGGCAAATGATTTTGTATTGCTTGCTCTAGAATTAAACCTGAACGAGGGAGATATCATAAAGTTAACCGCAGGAACTGCTAACAGAATACAAGCAGTGTTAACTATAGATGAACTCTTCTTAGCCAACCACAGTTAGGCAAGCCATGAATTATGTAGAACTAATCAACGCTGTACTGTTTGACCTCAACGAGACAACTATTGCAGAAACTGCTGCAGGTCTGTCTGGCACACGGGGCGTACAGACTACAGTTAAAAAAGATATAAACAAAGCTATCCGCGATATTGATGCTGAATACATACAGTGGCCGTGGCACTTTCACAACGGAAGGTACACGCTGTTTGGCGGCAAGGGCAAGTATAAGTACCCAGTAAAAGTAGAAGTGTCCAGCGTTAGCGGGGGCTTTACCATTAACGAAATGATTACGGGAGGTACGTCCTCTGCAAAAGGTATCCTGCGTAGGGTGCCGCCGCATGGGGGCCACACCGACGAACAGTACATGCTGATTGAGCCGATAGAAGGTGAGTTTCAAGCATCTGAAACCCTGACCGGCGTATCCTCCACCTTTACGGCTACATCCGGTGACATTACTTTCTGCACGGACGTAGACTATGACAGCTTCTTCTTGCGCCCTCAGAACCTTATTCGACAGGGAGACTTCGACAAGACCTTTACTCTAGGTTCCTTCTGGGACAGTAGAAGCACAGACCCTGCAGGAACAAGCACCTCTGGAACTCCTGCCCTTAGTAATTCGGTTAGTGGTAGGACATATGCTGCAGGAGTTTTGCGGCTAAACGATGGGTGCGTAGATCAGGCAATACCTACTATAGAGAATAGGACGTACCGCATTACAGCAAGGATAGCCTCTGCAACTATGTCATCTACCTCTGAGACGCTAAACGTGTTTGCAGGGTCTAGCAGCGATAAGGACTCTGATTTGTCCACTACCTTCACTATTACAAACGTAGGCGGTGGAGAG